GCATTTATCCATGAGCCTCCCCCACCGGTCCATCCGTATGCGCCATAATCTTGAACTGACACGTCGCGCGAAACACGGGCGGGAACATGTGCGGAAACCACACGCTAGGCCTGGAGGCATCAATAGCTTTCTGCAGCCGCCGCGCGCAATCGTGGCAATGCTCCACGCCCCAACCATCGCACCGTGATACATCGGCCAAAATATAGGCGCGCCTCATAGCGCTTCCCCCCATGCTGACAGCTTTTCCAGTAGCCGATCGGTCGCGTTCATGACCCATCCCAGACCATCACCGATCAACGCCAGACAGCCGATCATCAAATACCCTGAGCCCAACACCACCAATAGCGCCAGCGCGCCCCCGCGAAGCAGCCATTTCATAGCATCCCCTCCATTTCCGCCGCGCGGGCCATGTTGCTCCAGTACCGCACTTCTTCCGATTCGCGCCGTTGCTGCTCAGACGGCGGATACGCCGCCATCAGGTGGGCCCGCGCCTCAGCCAGCGCCTGCTTGGCAATCCCCATCTGCCGCGCCCGCAGCTCCGCCGCGGCCTTGCGTTCCTCCCGCTCGATCAGATATTCAATGTTGTGCTGGATTTTTTTCAAATCCTCAATTCTCAAAACGCCGGGTTTACGCCGCAGCAAATACCCCAGCGCTTCAGCCTCCCACGGGTTCAAGTCGTACTCTTCGATGATCATCCAGCGTTGAATCTTGTGGCGGCTGTAATGATCCCCACCGACCTGGTAACTACTGGCACGTTCGCTCATAACGGTCTCCTGTAATCAAAATCATTTCCAGCGCCCAACCCATCCGCCCGGCTTACGCGGCGGGGCGATCCAGGGCTTTTTGGGTTCGGTGAGCGTTTCGGCTTGCACGGGCATGGCCTGACGCGGGCCGGCCAGGCGAAAGGCGGCGAGCGCGAGCACAGCGCAATCGAGCGCTTCATTGCGCGAGCGGAGGGCCTTCCAGACATCGACGCGGCGGCCGTGCTTGATTTCATGGACGAGCTTTTCGGCCGCGAGCTGCGCGAAAAATTCTTCGTCCAGGCTGGGGTCATTTTGGAAGTGGACATACCCCGGGCCGGGTTGCGGCTGACGCCAACGGGAGAACAGCAAGACCTTGCCCTGGTCGACGCCGATGGGCTCCAGCCGATGGCCGCGGCGGTTTTGCCGGCGCAAGCGTTGCCGGCGGCGTAATTCGTCCTCGATCAGTGGGCGCCCGGCGCCGGCAATACCCTTGGTCGCCCAGCACCAGCGCCGTTTGGCGACGAATTCATAGACCGGATCGGGGCGGAAACCGGAATCGATGCAGGCGTATTCGATGTGATGCTCGGCCAACGCCTCGGCCAGTTCCGCCCAAACTTCCGGCCGGGCCGTGTCGCCTGGCACGATGATATGTTCGAAGCACCAGGATTCTTCCCCGGCCGCGAAGCCATAGACGGAGAATTCAAGCCGGTCGGCCTGCACGTCCACGCCCGCGCAGCGCGTCAGGGCCGGCAAGGTCTCCGGGAAGACCTCGCGCCGGGCGAACAGGGACACATTATCCAGCGTGTCGCCCTGCTCTTCCCACAACTCGCCCAGGGTCGTGTTGATGAACCGCTTCAAGTTCGAGGTATCGCGGTGGGCGTCCTGCCATTGCTGCCAGAGTTCAGCCCAAGTGAACCCCAGCCCAAGCGGCGAATACAGGCCGGAAATGTGATAGCCACGCGTGGGCCGGCCGGGGTATTTCGGGATCCACTGCCCGCGCGCGAGCATCTGGGTTTTCGCATGCTCAGGGATCATCACGCCGCAATGCTCGCAGGCATACCAGACCGTCCCGGTTGATGCCGAATGCACCAGGCCGTAATCGCTATTCTCCCGACGCCAGCGCAGCACTTGATATTCCCCGCAATCCGGGCACGGGACGTAGTATTCCCGCTGATCACTAGCCAGGTATTCGGCCTCGATGCGGGACTGACCCTTGACCGTCGGCGTAGACACCAACAGCACCTTGCGGCGCGGAAAGGTCTTGGTGCGCTCATCGATCAGCCCCAGCGGATCGCCTTCCTGCCCCACTTCCCAAGGGAAGCGGTCCACCTCGTCGCAGAGCACGTAGCGTATGGGCATGGACGCCAGCGAGGCCGGCGAATTGGCCCCGCCCAGTACCAGGATGCCGCCGGGGAAATCTTTCAGGTCTTTCGAGTTGCTGCTGTCCCGCTTGCGCCGGGAGTCGATCAGCTCGCGCATGCCGGGCGTACTCAGCATGGGGTCCAGACGTTGCTTGACCCAGCGGTCCCGAACTTCGATCGTCGGCACGACGACGAGCATGGGCCCCGGCGCCCGATGCATGACGTAGTGAATCCAGTTTAGGCCCACTTCCGTTTTACCCGTCTGGGCAGCGAACATCAGCACGACGCGCCGCACGGGCGAGCGGGCCGAGAGGCTGTCCATGACTTCCCGCAGGTAGGGCGTGCGCGAGGTCCGCCACGGGCCGGGCTCCCCGGAGCCCTTGGAGGTCAGAATCCGGCAGGCGTCGGCATGTTCGGAAACGGTGATCGGCGGCTTCGGCTTGCAGGCCTTAGCCAGCACCCCGAACAGATGCCCGCGCCCGTGCGGGATCGGCGTCTGGGACTTGCGCGGGGGGAGTTCGCGGGCGATCTGAAACATGGTGGCTAGGCGTCTTTCCATGCCCGCAGTTGCCCAATCTCACAAATCGTCTGTTTGGAGACCTCGAACTTTTCAGCGATCGCCTTGAGCGTCAAGCGACTGGCCATTTCCCGATGATGCTTGGCTTCGGCCAGCAGGTAACGAATGCGCTTGATATCGGCCTCGGTCAGCTTTCTGACCGGCTTGATTTCACCCGGCGCCGGGCCTTTCCAGCGCCACTCCCGGTGGCAGGGCTTGCACCGGGGCATGGGTTTGCCGCGCGTCAGGTAGAACTCGGTCAGCGGTTTAACTTCACTGCAGGTGATGCACTGCTTCATGATTTAGGCTCCAGCGTTTGCAGCCCGGCCTTGATCGCGCGGATGACTTGCACATCCTCCGACTTCAGGCGCCCACCCCGAGGGCTCGTGAACGACCCGCTAAAACACAAGCGGTCATCCCGATAGATCAACACGTCATACTCACAGGCCGCCCGGCGGCCCCGTTTCAAGTGATAGCGTTTTTTCATATTTGCTCCCCGTTCCGTTCCCCCGCATCCCGCGCACACGCCTGCCTAGCCAGTTCCGGCGCCCGGAAGGTGCCCAGCCAGGCCCGGCGGGTCGGCATGGCCGCGCCCTGGGCATAGTGGGCCAGCGCGTTCTTCGGCCAATACTCGCCCGGCGCGTTATCCGGCCCCCAGGCGCTGTAGAGCAACTGCCCCTCATGCCGGGTCACGGAGACCCGGTGCCCGGTGTGGGCATCCCAGCAATACGGCGACACGCGCGACCAGGTCAGATCCGGTAATGGCGCGCCCGGGCACGGCGGTGTCTGCCCCGTCGCCACCAAAACCGCCCCCTGCCAATACTCCACCCGCCACACGCTCCGCCCGCCGGGTTGCAGCTCGGCGAGGTTGCGCTTCTCCAGGCCGCAGTGACGGCAAAGGTAGCGGTGTGGGGCAGGGTGGAGCCAGGCGTGGCGGGTCATTCCAGATGCTCCGCCGCCTTCCGTTGCAGATGCTCGTTGATCTCGGTCAGCACATGGGCGCCGATATCCTCCAGCGCCTTGTGAATCTGGATCGGGTCGGACTTGCAGGCGGTGATTTCCGGGGCGTAGCGATCGGCCAGGCCATGCAGCAGGCCGGAGATGACGACGCCAAGGTCGGTCAGCACAAAATCAATTTCCGCCCGCTCCACCAGGGCGCCGGCGGCCTTGTCCAGATCGAGATTGGCCTGTTCGGCTTGCGCAGTGAGCCGTTTGAGTTGGGCCTGACGCAGCGCCACGCCGATTTTTTCATTGATGCCCATGCCGGTTAGGGCCGATGGGGTGTCTTGTCGCCCAGAATCGCCTAGGGCGGCCTTGGCGTCGTCAAATTGCGCCTTACGGGCCTGATGGCGCGGTTCGGGCGATTCCGTGGCTTGACGTTCGTTTTTACCCTGTTGCGCGTCGATCTTGCCGTCCGGCCCCGGGGTGATGCGCCCATTTTCGATCCAGCGGTACACCGTGCGGCGGTTGACCCCCTCTTGTTTGGCGAATTCGGATGGAGAAAGCCGGTTATTCATGCGAAAACCCCCGTAAATCGCCATCCTCCACGCCAAAAAGAAGAAACTCCACGCCGGTCTCCACGGGTGAATCTTCCGTAAGTGTTTGTTTTCAATCTAACCTCCACGTCTCCACGGCATCCACGGCAGATATACGTATGCGCGCGTAATGCACATGGCGGAGTATTGCGTGTATTCTCGCGTGTAGACACGCGCGAGAGGCGTGGATGCCGTGGATTCCTAGACGTGGCGCGGCTTACAGGCGTGGAGACTGGCGTGGAGACTGGCGTGGAGGCGTGGAGGATTAGGTTCATTCGAGCAGCCCCGCCGCGATACCGAAGGCAAAATACCCGGCCGTCAGCCAGGCCGCCCGGGATTGACCATCGATTTTCTGGACGATATCCCGGTTCGAGGTCGCCTTACGGGCCGAAATCGCCAAATCGGCGTCGCTAGGCACGACCATCTTGCGGTTTTTCTGCTTTGTACTGGTCAGGGTTTCATGGGTCATGGATGAAGCCCCCGCTACCCAACCGTGTCGCTTGCCGCAGAGGTTGATTAGTTCCTTCATCCCCCGCTTCCGTTCGCCGTTTTTCTCGCACCAGATCTCATAGACCTTGTACAAATGCGAGCCCAGCACCGGGCCGACCGGTAACGGGTCGCCCATGGAGTTCTCCAACTCCAGCCCCAACCATTCCAGGACAAACCGCTCTTCCGAGCTCGCGCCCAGATGTTGCAAATCCTGTTTGGCTTGGGTCATCGGCGGTATGGACCAGGGTCGGAACTCCCCGAGGGGCAGCTCCTTTAGGTAGTGATGCAGCGCTTCAATACCGCCGTTCGCGATCTCTTCATTCACCTCGTCGAAATACGCGGCGGTGAGCTTGGGCGGGACGTAGATGACCAAATGGCGCCGGTCATCATTCTCGATAACGATTGGCTGTCGTTCATTCGACAGGAAGACAATGTTCATGTGGTTGCGCTCGGTATGCGCGGCCACGTTTTTCGGGTTGACCCGGATCTGATCACCCGTGATGAAGCCCTTTAGCCGGTTTTTGACGTGGTACATGTCTTGGCGGGCAAGCACCTCATCCGCCAGGATGAACAGCTTTTTCTCCGCCCAGTCCGCGTTAAATTTGTCTTCGAGCGCTTCCTGTCCCAAGACGCGGAAATACGGGCCGAAAATTTGCCCGTAGGCCTCAAAGAAACGGGACTTTCCGGTCCCTTGCGGGCCGTGGACGATCAGCGCGCTATGCATCTTCGCGCCGGGGTGCTGGATGGGGTACGCCAGCCACTTGCAGACCCAATCAAATACCGCTTCCTCGTTGCCCTCGTTCGAGCACAGATAGCGGAGCAAATCGAGCAGTGCTTCACACTTGCCCGGCTTGGGCTGCGTAGGCCAGCCGCCGAACAGGTTGCAGCGTATCGCGGGATCCCGCTCGGTCGGGTCGAAGCCGATTTCCGTATCACGCGCGGTACGCCAGTTGGGATGGGTTTTCAGCATATCCCAGGAGCGGGGCGGCAGGAGGTTTTCTACATCATGGACATGCACCAGGCGCCGCTCGACTTCATCAAATAAAACCTTGCCGCCGAGCCCATACGTGTTCCAGTACCGTTTAACGGCCTGATCAATAGAGATCAACGAGGGCATCATGGGCGCCTGCCCCGACTCCCCGCCCCCCTGTGGTAAGGCACCCGCAGCAAAGGCCCCGCCCGCGCCGTCGCGCCACTTCAGCTCGTCGAGCTTGCGGTTAATCTGCTGCGCCAGGGGTAGGGACAACCCTCCAAGCAGCTTGGCGAGGTCGTTGAAATCGGTCAGCTTGCGGCCCTGGCGGCGGTCATCGCCGTTTTCATCGAGGAAGTCGGGCTTCAACCATGCGCACCCGGAGACAGACGCGGTCGCCCGGGCGGCGGCGGTGCAGCCGGGGTTCCCGTCCGTCAGGTAATCGTCATCGGCGAGGATCAACAGCTTGACCGCGGGCGCGGCCTTGCGGATCTGCGTGGCGGCCTTGTCGAGATTGCCGGCGGAGAAGGCGTAGGCGCACGGGTAGCCGGAGGCCTCGCGGGCCGTAGCGGCGGTGGCGTAGCCCTCGGTGAGCAGCATCACGCCGGATCGCGGGAACGGCCCCAATACGCCGAACGTGGACGCCATCGCCATGCCCGTGGGCCAGAATGTTTTGCTTTCGCCGATGAATTGCAGGCCTTTGATGCGGCCATGCTCGTCATGCATGGGAATGACCAGGGCGCCCTCACGGATCGCCCGGTTCAGTCTGGCGGTGTTGGCTTCGTCTAGATCGGGCAGGTTAAGGCTGTCTGCACAATCCGGCGCCAATCTCCGGGCAATGTGCGGGCCGATGCCTTTACTGGTCAGATAGGGATGATCCCCGGGCGGAACGCACACAGCCCAGACAATACCGGACCACTGCGCACACTGCTTGGCCTGCTGCTTGCGGAGCTTCTCAGCCTCGGCCAACATGACCCGCCGCGCCGCTGCCATCGCGGCCTTCTCCTCGGCGGTGATGGGGTCCTGGTCGATCTTCTTGGGTAGCTCGATCGAATACTGGTCAAAGGCATTGCCGTGCCAGACCCCAAAAATACCCACCAGGAAACAATTGCCCTTGGTCGAGGTCCACTCCCGCAGAATCGACCGGCCCCGGCGCTCCTGGTCTTCGCCCTCGACCTTCCACTTCTGCCAGACGTTATCGACGCGCAATTCCTTGTCGAGTATCAGCCCCGCATCGCGGAGTTGGCTGACCACATCATCATAGTTGACCCAGCCAGCCATCAGACCAGCCCACCCATAGCCTGAGTGGCCTTACCACAGACCCCATACCCTAGCCAAAAACCGCGAGTTCGCCACC